GCGACGTCACTGTGGTGCGCGCAATGCCCAATTGGCGGGCAAGCATTGCCACGCTCTCGCGAGCGTTGATTTGCAGGGCGGCGATTAGCTGACGATCGATTTCGTCGAGCACGGGCGGGCGGGTGTCGGGCAAGGAAGGCTCCATAGGGCGCGGAACTTGGAGCGAGCATGTTACAGGCTCAACCGACGAGACGCTTGTGGGCGGTAATCGAATGGTTGGCCAACGGGGCGCAAAGAGTGGAAAGAAAAATCCGCGTAATTGCGTGGATTTTTATGCGTTGGATTGACCGTTATCTGGCCATTCTGCGTAAGGCTTGATCGATAAGTTCGATCTGGAAGCGGTATCGGAGATTTACGCGTTTGAGCAATACCGCTCCTATTGAAAGTCCGAGTACCAAGGCAATGATCATCAATAAGGCGCTATTACCCCAGTTTCCGCTCACAGGTCCGGCCAACAAGGTCTTACTGATCCAGGGGAAACCGCCGAATTTTTCCGCGCAGACGTAGGCCGTTCCCAGCAGAGCAAGGGCTGCGGCTTTTTCTCCAAAAAACAGGGCGACACGCGCTTCTGCTCGATTGATTCTGAGTTCGAGCCAATACTTTGCATCTAGAAGTGCCACTTCCGAATGAGGTTGAAGTGAATCTACCAACGCATTTTCGTGCCTGACATCGGCAATCATGCTTTTCAAGGTGATGGTCTCCCATCGGAAGAGCGCGTAGACCAGTGCGGCCATGGGTGTAAGCAGTGACAGCAAAGTAGATATTGTCGAGAAGAACACAAGATAGAGAGCCAGATATTTGGCCTCTTCCGGCAGCGCAGTCTGCGACGTATGCCAGTAGGCCATGCCGGCAGCGACGGCCATCCCGGCACCGCCGAGAATGAGACACCAATTGGCAAATTTCTCCGCATTCACTTCGAGCCTGCTACGCCTTGCAGATGCCTTCAGGGGTCTGCATGTACTCAGCTGTTCAAGAACTTTGATGGTGTCGTCGATGTGTATTTCTGGAAGTTCCTTTTCCATTACGCTCATTGCGTGCTCCGTCGCGATTGGATTTTACGTATGTCCCGCATGCACCACTCACATCCAGGTGGACGGGTTCGACTGAGTGGCTGACGAGACACAACAACAAAAAAGGCCTATGCCATCAAGCATAAGCCTTTGTTTGTTTGGTGGGCCCACACGGACTTGAACCGTGGACCAAAGGATTATGAGCCCCAGTCAGGGTAGCGTGTTCATTGGGCAAAACCAACAGAATTGACGGTTTGAGAATGTTTCTGTGCATATGTGCAGTAATGAAACCTGCGTGAATTGGACGTCCATTGGACGGAATGTATCCCGTCCATTACCGATTCACTTCTTGATCATTGAGCGTTGCTGTCTCGTCATCATGTTGATGATTTTTGCCGTACTTTTGTCGAGGGCTTTTTCTGTACCAAGCGACAACAGCAACACGGGTTGCTGACTTCGGCCCCGATTGACCATTAGGCGCCCGAGAAATGCAGCGGCCCGGAGATTGTCCCTGAACTCCTGTCTCAGGCAACGCCTTATCCCGCCAGTCAAAAGGTCAGCTAGCTGAACACCGAAATCGCTTTTCGAGTCGATGAATTTAAGGTCTTCCCGGATCAATTTCTTGATGTCCAAAACGTCGCCCAGATCCACGTCAAGGTTGTAGTGGTCTCTGAGGTAGGTAGGCTTCTCCTTCTCTGGAAACTCATACCTTGTCATGTGGCTGTAATCGAAGCCTTCGACTCTTGGCATTGGGTCAGCAATGGACATGCTTTGTAGATAGGGAGGGCTGAGATTCTCGAACGCATCTTCGTACTCAGTTATTTTTTTCGGATCTTTTTGATCCACCCGCCAGACGAACGATCCAAGAGTCTCCGGGTTACTCTGGACGTAGTAAGTCATCGCTTGCGAGACGAGGTAATGCATCAGCCTAATTTGGCAGATGAACTGGATGTAGAGCTGATCTGAAAGTCTGAGTACCTGATCGGAGATGTTCTGGACATCGTCTCGTAAGGTTTGATGGACCAGTTTATCTATGTGCTCTACAAGCCCCTGAGCGGACTTTTCTTTGTGAACACCTACAGCTTCAGGCGTGTTGAGATGAGCATCCGTGGCCAACGCAAATAGCGTGCAATTCAACTGAGCTAACCTGTTTAAAAGGCGAAAGTAGCTCATCTCGTCGCTAACCTTGCCAAACTTCAACTCGTCGTCCGGGCTAACCCCGTTCTCAGCTTTGAATTCATGAAGAGCGTGTTCGGCTGCGCCCATCGCTTCTTCCAAAATCACAACTGCGCCCACGGCGCTCCAAGCGTTGTGTTCCGGGGTGAAGGTGAACGATCCTGATTCATCGATAAAAATGTGCATTCCATTCCCACTACCAGTGGCCGGACAGACCGTAGAGTTGAAATAGACGGTAGTCGAAAATTTGAGTGGACGAATCCCTTGGTGAAGTCTCTACAAATGTGGGAGCCTGTTGCTTCCTCCAGAACCAACGTTGAACTCGCTGGGAGAAAATTTCCCAGTGTCTATAGCGGTAAGGTCTATCTTGTTCTTTTCACATGCTAAGCCGGAAAGGTAGGGATTCCATGACTGATTTCTTTCAAGAAACACCTTCCGCCACCAAATGGGCAGAAGAAGCTGAGCAGCGCCACCAAGCTGGAATATTCGGAAAAATTATGCGAGCAGTGATCTGGGCGGATGTTCGCGGTTCAGATGGAGAACTGTTGGTCGCTGTCGATCCAGATAGACTGGTTGCACGGATAAATAGCAGTCCGTTTACCCTTCTTGAAGGTCACGATCCGGGTTGTCCAAAGGGAAAAATCTTGGAAAGTGCGTTATTCGAACACTCTGACGGTCGAAAATTTGTTGCTGCACTGCTGGGGTGTTATGCCGGTGGCGACGTTTTGAGTTTTCGTGAACTGGGCATAGATATAGATACGCCAGTCCCACCACCTGAGCGCCTTCCAGAACTCTCGGATGATGTACGAATCGAGATCGGAACAGATTCCAGGGAGGTGGATGAAGAATGGTTGGATCAAGTTACGAATGATCCGCCCGTCAGAATCAAGCGCACTGAGCGCTCGCACAACGCAGCAGACCCATTACACGAGCTGATTGTGGTCGGTCTTCCCTATGTATTCTTTGTCTGGAACCCGTTCGTGACAGCCATCGCTACGGAGGCCGGCAAGGCGTCCTATGCCGGAATCTATGCGTGGGTTCGAAGGTTGCTAAGCCGAATGGCGGATAGACGTAGTCCGATTCTCGATTTTCATTCACATAAGGACGGCTGCCAAGTGTCTTTTTTATTCAGAGGAAAGGACGAGAAAAAGCTTCACGAAGCCATGGATGCATTGGCTGGTGCGGCGGCTCAAGCGGCTAGATTAATTTCGCGGCTGAAGGCTCTGGGGAAAATAAGCCAGCAACTGGTTTATGAGTACGACAAAGAAAAGTGTCTATGGGCGCCGTCGTTTGTTTTATTGAATGATGATCGAATCATCACTGACAACCTTGCTCTGATCGCAATTGAAAATCTTCCAACAGGTTTGAGTCTTGGTCTGAGTCGAAGCGATTCACTGTGAAATAGATTTGGTAATGCATCAGGTTGCGGGAGACGCTACAGCTCAAGCATTTCTTGGGCTGTGGCTGTTTCCGAATGGAGAACAAAAATGTGGATTCAACACGTTTGATCGTTCTGGCTCGATTGGAAAAACTCGTGAAAACTTGCGCTTTCTAATTTTTCACCCAATGAAATCGGCACCTTTGTGCTCCCCCTCTTTCAGAACTGTCCCATCTCTCCGCGCAATTTGTTCTCCTTTTTTTGCAAAACCTTGCACTGCGTGCAACGGTCGATTTGCTCTTTAGACCCATAGCCCACCTAGCCGAAGTATTCGTTTGCACAACATTCGATTTTGCACAAAAAAACGACGTAGGCCCCGTCGGCGGGAGGGGGATAAGTGCTTTTTCGAAAGATTTTTTCTTTCTGCATAAGTTTTTGCAAACGCCTTCACCGGCGAACGTCCAGCCACATCCAGGCGAGGTACTGGGGTGAATGACGACCGCCAGTCGCTCTTTCAATGCGGACAGTGAGTGGTACCGATATACTGTCTATGCATACAGTATATTGAGCATTATAGGCGCCCGCGTATGACCAGACATTTCTCAGCGACTGTTACCGATAAAACCTCAGCGATGTCGCATTGGCAAATGATGCTGCGCGACGATGTGGCCCTGCTGGCAATGCCAGGCGCGCACCATAAGGCTTTGCTTAAGCAGGCCCATGCGCTGCACCAGGATCAGTTAATCGATGATGGCGATCTAAGCGACTTGTTAGAGTTCGCGGACGCCGCGCTGGCTTTCGCTGTGGAAACCATGCTCGACATCAAGTGCGACGAATAAGGGGCAGACGTGTATCTGTTGGTAACCCCGATGCGAGTTCGCGGTGTCGCTCTCACAATCAAAGAACGGATCCGCTATCGTGCCAGCAGGGTCAACGTGATGGTGAGTTCGACAGTCAGTCAAGAACTCGGCAGGGCAACGAACGTCGCCCGTGCTGTTGTGGGCATGCCGTCAGATCCGGATGCGCTGCCGCCACTGATGGACGCCACTCTGGCCGGAATGTCTGTACAGGGATTCGTTCTGAGCGGCATTGAGTATATTGACGGTTGCTCTTACGCGCAGTCTTGGTGGTGCCGAGAAGGGTAACCCTGCTGTGTTACGTGTCGCCGAACTGTGCGCTTGAGAATGGCTGCAATTTCGAACTATTGGATAACAATCTGCGTTACGTCGTATCGAATGTGCTGCGCGTTGGGCGAGGGACCAAGTTGGTTAACAAGGCGCAAGATTAACTACAGCTCAGAAAAAAACAGGGGCCAAATGGCCCCTGTTTTTTACACACAATTACAGCTGCTGAATGATTTTGAACAAGCGGACAGACCAATACGCAGCCTGCAATGCTCGAATCAATTCTTCAGGAATGAATCGAATGAATGACTTCATTTGATAAAACCTCTGAACCAAGTGGGTCTGCGCATTTACATATAGATTGCGCAGTGCATACCACTCACCTAGTAACGTTCCACCGAGAAAAGCGGACGGGAGTCGGGTAAATCCGATCTCCTATAGAGCGTCGACGAAGGAACGATTTCCCTACGTCTAACTCCATGATTGCGTCCTGCCATGCTTGACGGGTTCGTCACTTGTCCATAGCCTCAGAGGTCTGACGCTTCAAAGGTATGTCTTGGTGAGCAGATGAAGTGACTCTACCATAGGTAAGTTGCTTCCTTTCAATCAAGAATTTCCCCCCTCAAGCCCGCACCCTGTGCGGGCTTGTTGTTTCCGGACGGGTTTACGGACGCAAGTGTAATACAGTTCTCGCGCACAGAGCGCAGTCCACGCGGGTTTGCCCGAACCAACCGTATTTTTCTAAAAACTCTCAACGTTTGATACAAATTCGTCGCACAGTCTGTCTCATCCGACGAACGGTCATGCGTTGCTTAAAAAACGCACAGAATTTGAAGTTAGTTGCACTGGATTTCGTCAGCCTAATTCACCTTCGGATATCTTTAGATAACTTTCGATAGCTAGAGATATCCTTGGCAAACACGAAACAACGCTAAGCAACTCAATGCAACTCAAAGCAACTCAAAGCAACTCAATGCAACTCAATGCAACTCAATGCGACTCTGCGGAAGTCTGCGGAAGTCTGCGGAAGTCTGGGATAAGACTACGTAATTCCACGTGAGTCTGAGTAGGTCTGGGGTAAGTCAACGTAACTCGACTTAGCGACTGAAACGAAAAAACCGTGAATTATCCAAAAGTCACTGGCTTGAGGATTTCTGCTAGCAAGCTCGCCTGCGTTGCCGCTCCCACAAATGTCGCCGAGTTCGAGGGAACTGGACTCGGCCCATGCGTATGCGCAGCCAGTTGCGCGTTCATCTCCTGGAGCAGATCGAGCGTATCGCACACGACTTTGAACAAATTCACTGCGTCAGACCCGATCCAGTTTTTCGGCGCCTGCATCCGCTGGCTGACTCCGGCCACGCTCTCACGCAAGCCTTCGATCCGTTCCTGCATGTCCCCACCCACCGTGGCGTTGTGCTTTTGGCCAACTACCACGTTCAAATCCCGCCCGGTTGCCTGGTGCAGATCGTCCACCGCCGCCAAGCTCGCGGATCCGCCCGATAGCAACTTCAACGCGCCCAGCGCCTCGATCTTTTTCACACCACCCACCGTCTCGGTCGAGTGGTCATCGATCGTCTGCGTATGGCTCTGGAACTGCTCGCGGTTGTCGAGGGCTTCAACTTCGCGCTCGATCGCTTGATCGCGGATCTTGCCATCGGTCTGGCGCAACCAATTCCCATCGGCGTCAACGCGCTGCTGGGCCGTGCCGCTTTGCTGCCACACTTGATCGCCTTTCGGCACCTTGGGCATGCTCAGGCCGTGCGGCAAGATCGATTGGATGTAGGGCTTGTTCGGCATCCCGTAGGCGAAGCACACCACCACGCGCGTTCCTTCCTCGGGAAAGGCGTAGATGCCCATTTCCTCGCCACCGGTAGGCAGTGGCAGAGGAACGCCAGTGAGCGGCGGCATGGCCTGATCCGGCGCATCGTCGGGGCCGAGAACTACAATGTCCACGGCGTAGCGCGGGCGAAAGTCGTCGCAGATACCCGCGTCCGCCGGCGCGTCGGCCACGGCGGTGACCTGGGCGAAGCGCGGTAGGTGATAGCCACCGGTGAGTTCGGGAAATTGGCGCTCTACTGCGCGGCGAATTGCGTCTTCCATCGGATGGCCATCTGGTCATTGGCGAGCGCCACGCTGGTGACGCGCTCGCCGGTGTTGATCGTTGCACCTGGTCGCAACCCGGGAAGGGCCGCGACCATTGCGCTCTGGTTGCCCTGGTAGCCGTCGAACAGCTCCGTGGGGATTTGCAGTGGCGCACGTGCGCCGAAAAAACTGTCGGCCCAACTGCCGGCGAACACTTCGCCATTGCCCAGCTGGTGCCAGGTGAAGTCGGGAATGCCGAACACACGGGCCAGACTGTCCATTGCTTGGTAGCCGGCGGCGAGGTTGTAGAAATACGGCGTCTTCACACTGGCGTAAGGCCGATCCGGAACGCGGAAGCGCAGGCCGGTCTGCTCGCTGATCTCGGCCAGCACGGCGCGCAGATCAACGTGACGCAGGTTCATCGGCAGCGGGTTGGCCAGCACGGCGGCAAGCTCTCGGCAGAACAGCACCTGCTCGACCGCGTTGGCGGCGGTGCAGCGTTCGACGTAGCCGATAAAGTGCCGTTGCAGCGTGCCTTCGTTGTAGCCGATATCCAGCGTTACCAGACCTTTCAGCGTTACGGCGGACTGCACCGTAAAGTTCGCCCGGCCGGGGCTGGTGGCGTCCAGTCGTACGTCCTCCTTGATCAGCTCGATCGGCGCGCCGTTGATGGTCAACACCTTGTGCAGTTTCACGTCGGCTCACTCCCGCCCAGCCACTTGTCCACGCGGCCCAGCACCTTTTCAAAACCGCTCAGCTCCGGGTTGTCGCTCGACGGATCGGCGCCGCCGGTACCGGCACCGCCCCCGCCAACCACGCTGCCCGGGGCGGCTTGGGCGTTGACCTTGTTGCCGGCGCGCCGGCCTTCGACCTTTTCCGGGTTCGATTCGCGCTCGCTCAGCGTAAATTGGACGAGCCAGGCTTTCAGGTTGTCCGCCTCCCGCGCACTGATGCCGTCCGAGAACTCCACCTGACGCACGCCGAAGGCCTCGGCCGTGTCGTTGACGATCCGGTAAAGGTGCATCTGGCCACCGCCGGCGGTGGATTCGGCCAGGCGCATCAGGTCGGTCAGTTGCACCTGATCGACAAAGGGAATCATCAACGAGATAGTCAGTGTCTTGGGCTTGAAGCCCTTGTGGGCCGTGTCGGTGTTGCTGGTCTGTCCCGACATGTCCCCGCTTTCTATGCGCAGGTTGGCCGTGACCTTCAGGTTCTTCCCTTGGACTTTTTGCCCGTCGAGCAACAGCGTCATAGGCCCACCAGCTCCTGTACAAAACTTAGCCCTTGCTTGCTCCCGACCAACAACAGGCCGGCGCACTGCACCCATTCATGCCCAGGGGCGTCGCCGCTCAGCAGGTCGCGTCTTAGTTCGCTCGCCGTACCCGGGCCGATCAGGCGGGCGCGCATGCTGATGTCAGGGTTGCCCCCGGCCAGCAATTCTTTCAGGTCGGTCAGTTGCTGATCGCGGCCCTGCTGCTGGGCGCTCTTGCGGGCGGCCAGCGTCGCCAGATCACCCAGTGGCGAGCTGTCGGCCGCGTAGCCCTCGAGCACGGCCAACTGGCCGGCCATGGATTGCTTGGCAGCCTTGACCACGGTGCAGCGTTCCAAGGGCAGCGTCTGCCAACGCGGCAACGGGCCGGCGCCGGGGATTTCCCACTTTTCACTCTCAAGCTTGACCAGGTGCTGGGCGCGGCGCTCGGCGCGCACCAGGTCACCGATCGGCAGCAACGCGTTGAAGCGCGACAGAGCGCTGGCCAGCTGTTCCGAGCGCGTGCCCAGGAACAAGATCGACAGCGCGTACTGCGGCCCGGCCGGGCGCCCGGTGTCGGTAACGTCTTCAAGCTTTTTCGCCAGGTGTTCCAGCGCGTTCGGCGCCGACAGAAAGCGCTGATAGCCCTTGCCCTGGCCAATTCCGCTTTGAAACGGTGTCACGACCAGGCACGCCGGCACCTCGCCCAACTGCTCGGCGAGTGCCGCACGCCCGGCCGCGATCGCGCCTTTCGCCGCGTCACCGACCGGCCCCGGGCTGGTGTTGGCTAAGCCATCCAAACCAGCCAGACGCTGGGCGGTGCTGGCCAGCTCACCGCCGGCAAGGTTCTTGGCGGCGGTCAGGCCGTCCATCCACTGCGTGGCCAGCGCTGGCCAGCGCATTGTCACCGGCGCCCAGGTCATGCCGGCGGCGTCCAGCTGATGGCTTTGAGTGCCTTGAGATTTTTGTCTTTCACCGCTTTGGCCACAGCCTGGCGCAGCGTCTCGGCGTGCACCTGCGCGGCCTGCCGGAAACGCACCAGGTCATGGCTGACTTTCTGCAACTGGGCGATCGTGTGCGGCCGGAAGGCCAGCACCTGGTCGGCGTCGTAGCACGGATAAGCGTCGTCCATGCCCAGCAGCACCTGGCCGTTCAAGTTCACCTGGTCTTCGATCGCGCTGCTGTAGCGGTACACCTCGCCCAGGGCGCTGGAGTTGAATCCGCCGGCGAGGTACGCCGCGCAGTCGGCGCCGATCAATTGCAGTTTTTTGGCTTGGAGTTCAGCCAGTACCGCGTCGATGTCATCTACCCACTCGCCGTTCTTCCAGATCTGGTTCGGCCCGGGCTTTTTCATGGTGTAGCCCGCCGGCACCGGTTCGAAACCTTCCAATGTGCGCGGCTCGCCGGTGTCGGTGCTGTACACCACTACGCCGCCGAAGTAATCCACCAATTGCCAATCGCTGCCGTTCCACCAGGCGGCTTTGTGTTCCGGGATCGCCGGCGGCGCCGTTTCCACGCAGCCGCCTGGGATCATATAAACGCCCGGTTCCAGTGGTGATTCATCGGCCTTTACCGCACCCACGAGGATGCCCAGGTGGTTGGTCTGATAAACGAGTTTTTCGGTCATGCTCGATCTCAATACTTGATGCAGAAAAGAAGGGCCATGTTCTTCGGTCGGGTTTCGGTACCGCCGGCGGCGGCTACGGTTACGCCGTGGGTATGGTTGCCCCCGCCGCCAATACCGACGTTGTGCGCATGGTTACCGGCGGCATCCATTCCGACTGTGTGTTGGTGATGGCCGGCCCATGACGTTTCTTGAGCACCCGCGGCCTGCCTGATGGTGTTCGGCCCACCCGCGCCCTGGCCGATACCCGGTGCACCTGGCGCGCTGTGGGAGTGGTTGCCCTGCGCATCAGTCCAGGCACGGTGAGCATGGTTGCCCTGTGCGTCCGTCCATGCGCCGTGAATGTGGTCGCCCACAGCAGCGGCCGAGGCCGTATGTGCGTGGGAATGAATCATCATGTCCTGAAAGGTGCCGAACACCCGCGCCGGGTCAAGCCCGCGCCCGTCGTCCACAGAGCGAAGAAACAGACCGCGCAGATCGGGGAGACCAAACGTCGTGGAACCATCACCGACACCGAACACGATGCCAATGCGCGCAAACAGCCCTGCGTACGTAGTGCGTGACACCACGGCACCGTTGCACTTGAGCCAGCCTGGGGGCGCGGCGTTCATCGCGAACGCAGACACGATGCCGGTCAGAGAGTCGCCGACTTGTTTTTGCAACTTGTTCAGCGCCGCAGTGCTGGCGATGATCTCGCTGCTGTTCGTTTCCGGATCATCGCTGATGGCGTTGGGCAGATTGCCCAGGTCTACGTCTTCTTTGGTCGTGCCTCGAGCGCGCAGCAGTGGATAGTCACCGGTGCGCGATGCGAGGTACTTGATCAGGGCACCGCCGACCGGCTCGGCGTCCCGCAGATCCACGATGTTGCTGGATGAGATGAAATCGGCGAGCGGCACGCAGTAATGGCGCACGCCGGCGGCGTCGGTGTAATCCGCCTGCTCGCCGAACACCACTTTCCAAGCGGCTACCCGATCGTTCAGCCTGCGTTCCAGACATACGTCCAGCCAGATTTTGCCTACCGGAATCACGCCGGTGACGGCTTCAGATTTGGCGATCGCCACGCGGATGCCTTCGACGTAGGCCGTCCCTCCGTTGATCTGATAGCCCGCTTCGACCTTTTCGAAAATCAGCGAGTTGCTGAAGAAAAACGCACGCCCGTACAGGTTTCGGTTAGCCAATCGTTCACGCTCATCGATGCCAGCAAGGCGCACGGTAAAGTCGTGTTGCCAGGTACTGGCGTCGATTTTCACACCGGTCAGTTGCATGGCACCGTCAAACGCCACCAGAAAGTTGCGGGTGACGTTGTTGCCGATTTGCAGGGGCGGGATGTTCTTGCGCTTCTGTTGCAGCGGCACGTAAGACACGGCGAACAAAATCCCGTCGGCGTCCTCGAGGGCGACGTAATTGAAATCCCAGTCGCCAATGTCCGAACCGAGCTGGGCGCTGTACACGATCTGGTTTGGATTCACGAAGCCGGCGTTTTCTTTGGGTATGTCGTAGACCTGGACAATCTGGCCCGCCGGCGGCTTGCCGGCAGCGCGACCCACTGGCGTTTCGGGATTCAGCCCGGGCACGTTGGCAAAGATGAATTTGCTGATGATCAGCGGCTTCTTCTGACTTTGTTTCAGGGCAATCTGGCTTTCGCCGGCCAAGGTGATACTGGCGCTCACGGTGCGCTCCTACAGGCTGGCAACCAGCGTTTGCTGGTCGTCGTTGAAGTCGATCAGGGCGATTTGCAGCCCCACGGGGGTGATGGTCACGAAGTCATAGCGCCGGCAGGTGCGGCCGTATTGCTGTATCAGGACGCGCAACAGCTCCGGGTTCAGGGATAGCTGGGCGTTGCTGAATTTGAGCAGCACCACGTCCCAGTCCCGCTCGGGCTGACGCTCCTCGATCTCGACGTAACCCACGCCCAGGCGCTCGAAAATGCGCTTCATGCCGGCGGTACTGCCGGCGTCTACCGAGTTGATGAAGGCGTGTTTGACGCGCAGGCGGAATAACGCTTCCGGCTCACCCTGAAAGCGCGTCACGTCGCGCTGCCAAGCCCACAGTTCAAGAATGCTCATGTGGCAGGTGTCGGGATCGATCTGCGAATAGGGCCAGCGCAGCCAGCCGGTCACGGTTTCCCACCACGCTTGTGCAGCCGCGACCAGTTTTGAAAGCTCGGTACCGCCCAACCAGAACGGCAATTTGAGTTTGTTCATTGCACGCTCACTTTCACGACGGACAGGCGCGGGATGTCCAGACCGCTGATGATGTCCGCCCCGGGCGTAAACCGAAGAGAGGCGATATCGGCAAACTGCTGGTGCAGTTCTTCTGCCAGCCGGCTGAAGCTGAATCGGGACTGTGGGTAAGTCAGTGTCGGTTGATAGTCGCGGGGCGTGCTCTCACGAAACGCCGCGCGGATGAACAGTTCGACTTCGCTTTTCAGCGTCTCGATCTGCTCCGCGCTCAGATTGGGCTGAGGCCACAGGGCCATTTCCACGCTGACCGGCACTTGCGGCATGACCATGGCCAACAGATCATCGCCGTGGCCATGGTTGCCCAGGTCGCGGATATGGGCGTTGATTTGCTCCAGGTAAGTCGCCGCCGGCACACCCGCATCAAACAGCACAAAGGCGTTGGCACTGCCCGGGCCACGCGGTGCGCCGTGTTCGAAATACACGCCATCCGGACGCACGCCCGGGAAGGCTGAAATCATGGCGCGATACACCGCGTCGGTGTGCCACTGGTTCACGGCCGAGAACTGGTTGCGCACGCGCAGGCGCAACTGGTCGTTCGGTTCCGGATCTGCCCCGGGCGACTCCAGCCAACTGTCCTTGTTCACCACTTGGACAATGCCGGAGATCGGCGCCGGCAAGATCGCATAGTAACCGGGCGCAAGATTGAAGCCGCTGCCGGCCTCGATCGCTTCCACTGGGACGTCCAGCTGGAGCTGTCCTTGCAGGAACGTCGCCGGCGCCGTGGTGACCAACTGATAGACGTTGCCGTTGATCGCTGCCGACTGCACCACGATGCCTTTTTCCAGCTCCATCACGCCGTCCGGAGTCGCCCGGGTGAACAGCAATTTACCCTTGGCTTTGGTCGCGCCCTTGCGCTCGACGTTGACTGCCCAGGCGAGCGTGTCCAGCCAGGCGTCCACCGCCGTTTTCACAAAGAAGTTCGGCAGCACGGTCATGCAAAGGAAGTCGAGCAGCCACAGTACCGGCTTGGTCACCAGCGCCGTCATCACCCGCCAGAACGGCGAATAGCTGCTGGTGTTCGCGACCTTGGCGCCCTGCGCTTCGACCTCCTTTTCCCATGCGGCCTTCAATCGCGCCTCAGTGGTCGGGATCCCTGCATCGGCGATCACTTGTTTAAAATCGACGCTCACAGACTTACCTCAATCGATCCGAATTTCAGGGTTTTGGCGGTGACCAGGTACACGCCTGGTTCCTGTTGAGTGATGCGCGCAGTGCCGGGCACCAAGCGCACGTCGTCCTCCACCAGCAGCTCCAGCTGCTGGATGCAGTCGCGTTGTTTCAGCCGATCGCGCTCGCCGACCAGAACGACCAGCAGCCCGCTGTCGCGGATCATGTGGGCGATGTCCTGGGCGATGCAGGCGCGGTCATCGATCAGCCGCGGCTGATGCGACGGATCCAGCGCCAGGTCGTTGTCGATGATCAACAGATCTACGTAATCGCTCACCCGCCTACCCCCATCGCAACCATGTTTTCCATCTCCAGCGGCGACATCGGCTTGCTGGTGTGAATCTCCACCTTCTCCACATGCGTGCCTTTGTTCTGGCTGCTGTTGGTGTTCTGAATGCTGGTCAGCAAGCCACCCGCCGGCACCGCTGTAGGCCGCGCAGGGAAAAGGCTAGGGATTGCCGCATTGATGGTTTGCTGGGCTTTCTGCGCGGCGGTGGCCGTGTCGGAAGCGTTGGCCGCAGCATCGACGCCCGGGATCTCGGGCATACCGCTGAACCGCGCCTCGATGTTCACGCCCGGGATGCTGTTCAGCAGCTCGATCACGCCGTTAACAGCTTTGGTAAAAATGCCGACGATGCTGTCCCACGCAGCCTTGGCCATGCCCGACCAGCCGCCCATGGAGTTGAACCAGTCGGCCAGTTGCTGGAATTTGTCCGCGACGAATTGGAACGCGGCCGTGTTCATCAGGGCGGACGTCCATTCGTCCCAGTAGTAAACGGCGGCCGCCACGATCGCGATCAAGACAGCGATCCCCACCACGATCAGGCCGATCGGGTTGGCCGTCAGCGCAAAGTTAACCAGCCAGATTGCGCCCTGCCACAGCAGCATCACGCCGCGAATGATCCCCAGCGCTGCGCTCAACGTGTAGATCACGGCGACGTAAGCCAGGATCGCCAACTTCTGCAGAACGAAACCGGCGACGGTGCGCAGGTTGAGCAATTGCACGACCTTCCACACCGTGACCAGACCCAGCCAGGTCATCCGCGCAATGCCCACCACCATCGTCAGCAACGACAACGCGCCGACAATGACCATGATCGTCAACGCGGTGATGCCGATCACGCGGGTGATGTTGGGGAACAGTTGCGTCCAGCGCACCAGCGTTTTGCCGATGTCCACCATCCTGTTCATAAACGGGGTCAGTACCGGAATCAGCACCTGGCCGAACACCACGCGCATGACCTCGACCAGGGACGCCCATTGCTGCCAGGGATCGACCATCGCTTTGGCCATTTGCTCGGCGTTTTCCAGCCCACGCACGTTGCCCAGTTGCTCGATGCCGTTGCGCAGTCGATCGGTATCCTTGGCCAGTGCCCCGATGATCTGCGCACCTTCTCCGCCGAATGCTTCGACCAGCTTGGCCCCGGCCGCCGCCGTAGTCAGATCGCCGAATTTGCCCTGGAGCTTGTCCAGGATGGTCATCATCGGCAGGACTTTGCCCTGCTGATCGGTGAACTGCATGCCCAGCTTTTCCGAGGCGGCGCCGATGTTTTCGAAAAACGCCTTGTAGCGTCCGCCGGCGTCGCCGCCTTCCATGGTGCTGCTCAGGGTACCGATCACCGCCATCTGTTCGGCCAGATCCACGCCGGAGGTCGTGGCGATCGCCCCCGCTTCCTTGAATGCGTCTTTCATCGCGGCGCCGCTGGTGCGGAACAACTGCACCGCCAGCGCGGTTTGCCCGCCAAGCTTTTCAACCCACGCGCCTTTCCCCATCGCATCGGCTTGGGACTTCTGAAGGTTGTAGAGCGTACCGACGTATTCGCCCATGGTTTCAGCGTCGGATTTCGTAGCCTTGGCCAGCAGGTTGCTGGTGTTGGTGAAGGTCGCCAACTGGTTGCCGGCAAGTCCCTTGATGGCACCCTCGATCAGGTACGCCGAGGCCACAAAGTCCTTGGCGTTCTCGCCGTAGTTCACCGCGAACTCCAGCGACTTGGCATTGAGCGACGACAGCGCATCTTCAGCCACGCCCAGCGATCGGACATCGCCCAGGGAACGGTTGACCTCCAGCGCAGGTTCCATGGATTGAGTGATGGCGACGACTGACGCCGTCAAACCAGCCATGCCCAGGCCGATCGTCTTGATGTGCTGCTCGCTCTGATCGGCAAGGTCGGAAAAACCCGCTTTCACCTTGCCCAGGGGCGCGGTGACTTTGTCCGTCAGGCTCAGGATGAAAGCCAGGCTGGCGCTTTGGTCTGCCAAAGTCGTTATCCGTTCAGCGCGAGGGCGATGCCGTTAGCCACGGCAAACTCCATGCGTTTCCAGTGTTCGTCCTCCAGCCACTTGGCCGTCCCCATCGCCTCGGGCGTGGGTTCGGCACCAGGTAGCCAGTGGTTCGTCAGGGCCACCAACTGGCCCAGTCCGTTTTCGCTTAGGCGCTCAGCGTGGCCGAGCGCTTTTTTACAAGCACCTCAACCTTCGGGCCGTACTCTTCCAGCAGCGCACCGGCGAGCTGCATCACCATGACCGGGTTACCCAGCAGCGGTTTCAAAGTGGCTTTTTCCTCCTGCTTGACGGTGTTCATCAACAGGTTGTTGCCTGGTGCCACCTTGTTGGTCTGGGTCAGCGCGTTGAAGTATTTGGTGACGTCGGCCGGAGTCAGGGTGAAGGTGAATTCGTGTTCGCCGACTTCCAGGGTGATATCGGTGTTTTGTTCGCTCATGGGGTAGATCTCTTGTTGAGGTTGAAAAAAGTGGTGGTCTGTTTCGCCGGCGATTGCCGGCACACGCCTAGCGCGTACTGCTGCAATCCGTGGATCATTTGCCGGCTGAGGGCGAGCTGATCCCGGAGGGTGAAATAATCCGGTCGAGCGTCTGTTGCGAGTTCGGCGCGACCTGCATCAGCCACGCGGGCGGCGCCGGCGGTCGCGGGCACAGATCCGGTGGCGGGACAGGCGGCGCGGACGAGCAGCCGCTGAGTGCCATCGCCAACAGCGAGGCGCAGACGCTGGTTTTCAGTACGTACATGGGTCAATTCCGTTGTGTTGCGTTGGTCGATCGCGTCCCGCTCGGCGAGCATTGCGCCGCTGATGCGTGCCGCCTCACGCAGGCCGTTCACTTCCCATTGGGCGCTGTCGCGCTCGCGCCGCGCGGTGTCGCGCTGGTCTTCTAATGTGTCGAAACCGACCCAGACGACCAGGCACAGCACGATCAGGAACAACCCTTCGCGCAGCATCACAGCCCCTCCGCGCACAGCCGGGATTCGGCCAGCCGACGGTTGTGCAGCCCTTGAACAAAACGCTTGCGGCCCTTGGCATCGGTGACAAAAGCCCACACCGGCGTTTTGCCGTCAGGCGCCCAGGCCAACGCCTTGCAGCCGTCAGCGATCCGGCCGGCGTTGATCAAGCCCACCGCGCGACTGGCGCAGGTGCTGGGCACGCCTACGTTGTGTGCGTGGCTGCTCAGAGCATCGAACGTGTTCTGACCTACCTGTTGATTGGTGATGCAGTCCGCCAGCAACAACTGGCCTTTACTGATCACCATGTTTTCAACCTCGGCGCACCGGTCGTGCGACCAGTAGTCGCCGACGACCACCGGGAACGGACTGGTGTGTCGAGTGATGCCCATGCACACCGTTGGCAGGCCTCGGGCGAGCTTGTCGGCATAGACGACGTTTTCCCCGTTACCTTCCCAATTGCCCAAGAACGCCACCAGTGAGGTACTGACGAGCGCGAGCGTGCCGGCGGCGATCTTGTTACGCAGGCTCATGGGATAAACACACGAAGCAGCACCGGCCCGAACATCTGCAAGATGGCCCATAGGGTGCTGGCGATCGCCAGCGCCCAGGTGATTTTGCTGGCAATCGCAGACACAACGGCCGTCAGCCTTTGCTGGCCTACGTTCAGTTCTGCCAACTGGCCAGACATGTGTTCAAAACGCTGCTCCAGCATGGTTACGCGGGTAGGCACCAGCTCATGCCGGGTTTCCATCTGGCCCAGGCGATAGTCGATCATCGCAACATCCCGCTCGATCGCGGTAAGCCGGCCATGTGCCGAAAGCGGTGCAGTGGGAGTAGGCTGGAGACTGTCGCTCATCGGCGGTTTCCTTTTTCAAAGGTGGTCTGGCACTGGACGCACCGCGCCATGCCGCCCAGCGCCTGGCGCGCCGGTGGGATCTCTTTGTCGCAGTCCTGGCAATGGGTCAGGCTTGGCCCGACCGGCACCGGCTTCAGCAGCTGGGCCTTGATCGCCTGATCACGTTGGCGTTGCTCCAGCTCCTGGGCGCGGTCGAACCAGTCCACCATTACCGAAGCCCCTCGATCTCAGAAGCGTCGAGGTACGGAACGCCGTTGATGTGGACAAAGTCCGGACTGGTGACGTCGAACGGCACTTTGTGCTTGGTTTTCTCGCCACCCTTCGGATCGATCCCCAACAGGCTGGAGATTTTCACCTTGCAGCCGAACGCCTCCACGCGCAGTTCCTCGTCTTCGCCGGCCTTGGCGAAGAACACCGCATCAAACGGTTTCAGTGCGCGGAAGCTGCCCGCCGATCGCGCCGCGTCGATCAGCAAATTGAAGTTGGTGGTATCCAATTCGAATTCGCCGGCAGCAGAGACGTCGCCGTCCACGGTGCCGTCCGGGACGCCACGGGTCTGGGCCACGGCTGAGTTGTCGGTGATGTCCAGGGTGCAGCTTTCGACGTGCAGCGCGATATCGCCCAGGCTCACGTCGAAGTTCTTGCCGCCAATCTTTGCCATGGGGTGTTACTCCGCTTTGTCAGTGGAAAGATCCAGGGCAATGTTCGCCGTGAGGTCTTTCGGGCAGTTCAGGGGTTTGAGCTTGATGTAGGCCGCGACCTTGGTTTTGCTCAGCCATTCCAGTACCAGGTCGCCGTCCTTCGGCTGCTCGATGTCGCCGGGGAACACTTCACCGTTGAACTTGACGGACTTGGCCATGGCACGCAGCGGCGCCATCAACTGGTTGGTATTTACAGCCATGCTGTTGGGGGTGTTGTTCAACCGGCGATCGGCCACGCGGCGAATCAGCAGCGGGCGGATCTGGCGAGCGGCCTTGTCGGTGATGCGCAGGTACTCGACGACTTGAAAGTCACTGCCGGGGGTGTCCAGCATGTTGCCGTCACCCCAATACACGCCCGGGTAATCCGGATAGGTCTGCGATACAGAGAAACGCGCTCGATCCAGCTCGCTGCGTACAGCCGAAGGCAGCGGCACTTTTTCGCCATCGATTGGCACAGGGCCAAGACCCAGCACCGGGCCGGTGGCTACCCGCATCGGGCTGTCCGCGATGCTCACGGAAGAATGCGCCAGGCGCCCGGAGAGAACGCCGAGGTCGTTGCCGTGCAGTTGCGGCACTGGCAAGACACGCGGCGCGGCCAGATCCGCCACCAGCACCTTTTGCTCGCTCACGTACTGCGCCCAGGTCTGCTCGGCAGTGATGCCAGCGACGGATGCCATAACAAACACGCGGCGCCCGTATTTGTTGTTGAGGGCGATTGCAGCATCGTGCATGGCTGACAGCTCAGCGGCCGCGGTGACAGGCTTGGTAATCACCACCGCCTCCACGGAAAAGCCCTGTTGCTGGGCTTTTTCCAGCGCGGTTTCCCAGTCGCCCTCGGCGCCGATCGGCGCGGCGATACAGGCCCAGCGCTGACCACCGTTCAAGCGGGCGGCGGTGATTTGGGTTTTCAGATCGCTGACCGGGACGCCCAGGGTGGCGTCCAGATCGCTGTCGGTGTTCAGCGCGATGAACTGGCCGACGTTCTTGCCGGCCGGGCCGATGAAAAGAAAGTAACGTTCAACCTCAGTCACGGCACCCTGGCCCAGATTGAGATTGTCGACGGTGACTTGACCGAGTGCCATGCAGTGCCTCGTTAGCGGGGTGAAGTTAGGATTTGTTGAAAGACCTGGTTAACCAACTCGCGGGTTTCATTACCGGTGGCCACGCCGAGGAACTGGCGTTTAGGCAGGGTGATGTCCCAGCTTTGAGCGCCGGACGTCTCGGTTTTTTCCTTGTTCAAAATGCGGATCAGCAGCCCGGCCTTGGCGTAATTCACATGCTGCTGAATCCACGCTACTGAAGGCCGTGTCGGCTTTTTCTTGCCCTTCTGCCGAACGCTGAATTCGAGCTTGCGCAGGCGTTTAGCTTGTTTGTCAGTGCAAGCAATGCCCGGCGGTACGTTGTTCCAGCGGCGCATTTGCGCAGCGGTACGTCGCTCGGTGGCGCCGTTGTGTTGCTGCGTGGCAACCCAGCGCGTCAGCGCGTTTTTCCAGCCCAGTTCCGCTTCGTCCGCACTGACCCGCGTGACCACGAGCAGTTTGGCCAGACCGGCTTCCATCTTTTTTTTGCCCTTGGCTGATCCCTTGCGCTCGGCGAACGGCGTACCGTCCAAGTTGTGCTGATCGCGCTGGCGTTTGCGGCTCATCGAGCGCACCCGCTTGGTCACGTTGTTCAGCAGACGCCGGCGCAGTTTAGGCGGCAGCTCAAGCAAGGCCAGTTGGGCATCGAGGTTGAGCAAGCCCCGGACATCGAGGTCGCACGGATTAGCGCTCACCGGTGGCCACCTCGCCGCGATCGGCAACCCACAGGTCAAACGGGATAAACGCCCAGCGTTTGCCGAAGGCTTCGATCTCCCCGGCCGGTTCTTCAGACAGGTACTGCGGCTCGACAAATTCCAGCGTGATTTCCACGTCGAACAGGTCGGTGTCCAATGGATCTACCGCAAACTCCGGCGCCGGCAGTTCGTACCGGTCGCGGTCGGCGTCGTGGTTTTCCAGCCAACTGCCGACCAGGGCCATCAGCCGAGCAGGATGGTCGGCAAAGCGCTCCAGAATGATCGCGGCTTGATAGTGCATGTCGGCAAAGTGCATGCCGTCGACGTCGGGCTTCCAGACCAGCACAAGCTTCACCTGCTCGGTGAAACTGTCGAGCTGTTCCGGCTGCACCAGGCGCCGTTCGCGCAGGTACGCGGTCAGACCTTGCAGCTTGTTCATAGCAGCGCCGCCGTGATGCGGCCACGGCCTTGCAGCACGCGCACAGCCGACTGGCTGAACGCCAAGAACGTTTCCTTGAGTTCAGGTGCTTCCTTCGCGGTGTTCTCGGCGTTTTCGCGCCGGGTCACGGATGCGAACTGAGGCAACGCGCTGGCCTTGGCGCGGCAGTACACGGCGCGCTTGTACAACTTGGCCTTCCACAAACCTTGCGAAAGTAGCAGCGGATCCGCCGCTTCGACGTTGGTGATGCCCAAGGCTTCCCAGCGTTGTTTCCGCTCGGTCAGATCGGTGTTGACCTCGGCCATTGCGATCATCAAAGCGTCGGTCAGCAGATCGCCCAGGAACTCCGCCGGCAGGCGGTAGCCCTTCTGAAACTCGGACACGGAGAGGTTCGGCCAAAAGCCGTCGTTCTCGATTGTCTGTTCCACAAAGGTGGTTGGATTCCCGGAAAAGCTGCTCATTGCTGGCCACTCAAATAGGGGCGGGAAAACTGTTTCAGTGAGTCATGGCCGTAAATGGTTGGCTCACATCCACAGTTTCTCGCCGGGGGGGTAGTCGGTTATTCGGTGGCGTTGTTAGCCAGTTCTTTTGCCAGCGCTTTGCGAGCGCCTTCCAGGCGCGTGCCCACACCGGCGGCGGGGTGCAATTCAGTGGCGCGTTCAAAGTGGGTGATGGCTTTCGCCCATTCCTTGGCGTCGAGCGCACGGATGCCAATCAACTTGTGGTACTTGGCCGGGATCTGTTCGGTCAGATCCCATTCACCATCCACGAAGGGCAGCATGTTGCTCAGGTACGGCTCGGGGTTGCGCCCGCACTTCTGTTCGTTTTCGGCCCACTCGATCACCGCATCGCCAACGAAGGTTGGGATGTCACGTTTGAAGCGCTCAGGCATGGGTTGCCCTTGCCCAATGGCGAACATCGCCACTTCAAGGCCCAATTCGAACTGCTCGGTGTCGAACAGCCAGACCATGACTTGCACCAGTACCGAGTTCGGGTGATTCAGCCCGGAATCGCGGTAGCGCTCGACGTAGTCCATGTATTTGGGCAGCAGTTCGTCGCGTTTGAGCTGCTGGCGGCTGGCGAGGTTGTTCATCTCGCTGAGGCGTTCCAGATCGATCGCCAGCGCGCCTTCCATCAGCTTGAGGTGCTTTTGCGCATTGGCTGGGCTGGCCAGTGCAGTGCTAGAACTGTAAGGCTCGGCGGCTCCCACCGCCGCCGGGCCTAAGGCCAGAACACGCCGCTTGTGCGCGAGTGCGATGCTCACGGCAGAAGTTCCAGGTTGGCCGCTTCAATGGCCGCGAATTTCTCCAACTGCTCGATCACGTAGCCCTCGTTGCGGCCGTTGTAATCTTCGACGCGGGAGCGTTTCGGGTTCTCGATCAAGTGCCGGCGCCAGCTGCTGTCCTGGAAGTACAGCGACAGGTTGTCCCAACTGGTGACCACTAGACCCGTGGCTGGAAAGTGTGGGATCAGGAAGGACGGCAAGCCGCCATAAGTGGCGATCACCTGGGCACCTTCAATCCGTTCTTTCTCGGTCGGGGTGTCGCCTTGCTTGGCGTACAGCTTGCCTTTGTCATTGGCCAACAGGTCGCTGCCGATGATCGCGATCAGATCGCCGGCATCACGGAACACCGGATCAATCATCTGTTTGACGTCATGCACCAGGGCGTCAAGGTTGGCGTAGTCGCCGCCGGCGCCGAGGGTGATTTTGCCGGCGGTTTTACCTTCCTTGAGTACCTGGGCGGGAATCTGTTCGCGGGCGATTTGCAGCCAACCCTTATTCACATCCTCAAGCATCGGGTGCGCGACGATATCGGTCTGCGGCGCCGCGTGGGTGCCGTGCCAGCCGATCATGATTCGATCGAGGGCGATCTGACGCTGCACAGCCGCGCTGTAGCGATCGGCAAAGTCGGGGAACTTGGCCCAGCTGTCGATCTTGGCGAACGACAGCCCCACATCTGATTCGGTGTGGAACAGCTCATAGTCCAGGCCCGAAAGATCGCTGAAATCCTTGGCTTCACGGTCGGTCGTTTTGGTGTTGGTGCGGCTGGACACTGGCCCAGTGACGCCGATCATCACCTTTTGACCTTTGATTTCGCTGACCGGAACCACGTTGATGCGACTCAGAAAGTCGGATTTCTCGGTGATTTTGTCGTTCAGTTCCTGGGCGATTGCGGGTTCAACGGCGAACTGGCGAGAGGCGTCCTGGACGTTGTACGTCTCGGCCAGATCGTCCTGCATCAGAGCGAACTGCTCTTGGGCGTTACTGCTCAGCGTGGCCATTTACACGACTCTCCGCTTTTGGCTGTGAGTCGCGCCGGTGGAACGCGGCACCTGGCGGCCCTTCGGGGTGTTGAGCAGCGTGTTGAATTTCTTGTCCAGGTTGGCAATCGCAGTGGCCAACGCGGTGGTGGTCGAGGCGCCTTTGCGGCGGCGGGAGAATTCGCGCTCTTCTTCAGCGGCGTCGAGAATGTCCTGAACGGAAGTTTCGACGTTATCAATCGGTTCCTGCTCGACCACTACGTCAGTGGTCACAGGCTCGATCAAGGTTTGAATGCCGGCAGTCACAAGCAGCAACTGCTCGACCAGGGCCGCCAGCGCTTTGGCTGTAGCTTCATCCATTGGGGGTTTGCTCTCTGTTTGGGTTTGCGAGGGTGCTGCGGAGGATTCTTCAATGCCGAGCCGCTTGAACAGGCTGGTGAACATCGCAGCCAGCTTGCTCAGGTCGCCTTTTGGCTCAACATCCATCAGGGGGCCAAGTTCGACCGAGGCGGCGAAATACGCGGCCTTACTGGTTTTGTGGGAGAAATACAGTTCTTGAGTGCCGAGGCTGGCCGGCGAGTCGGTAACGGCCAGACCGGTCAAATAGGTTTTGCCCGAGCCAGCAAAGTTGGGAGTGACTTCAATGCTGGTGAACAGTTTTTCGCCCTGGTCATTCAGCGACAGCAATTTGTCATTGGGCTTGAGCTGTGCCTCAAGGGCGATTTGCCCCGGCTCCAGATCTTCGCCTTCCTCAACCAGGCGGACGGCGTAGACGGTGCCGTGGGAACCCATCCAGCGTTCGTGTTCGCTCCAGATGACTGCCGTGTATTTCGACGGCTTGTAGGTTTCGGCGACATCGCGCAGTTCCTGGGGAAGGATCTCGCGGCCATCGGCGGTGGTGCCGCTGGTGGCGACACGTTTCCATAACGAAACAAGGGAACGGGGCATGGGCGTTAACTGTGCTCAATCGGTGGTTTGAGCCACCACGATAGGGAGCCACCAGCGCCCAAACAAACGCTTTGCTTTCGCGTTCCTCCTATTTTCACGATCTAGGAGGATGGCGGAATTTAACACCGCGTTTTACCGGTTTTCGCCGCATAGACTGCGGCCCATGCTCTATTCAATCGAAGTCAAAGAAGCCGCCAAACGCCTCTATCTGCGTCGCTGCAAGCCGAGAGAGATTCAGGCGCAGCTCAAGCTGCCGAATATCCGCATCGTCTATTACTGGATCGCCAAGGGCGGCTGGGACGAGATGTTGTCGGATGAGGAACCGCTGACCGCGGTCAGCCGGCGAATCACCCTGATCTTGGAGAAAGCGGCCACCCTGACCAAAGGCGAGCTAGACGAACTTGACCGACTCACGACCGTCCGCGATCGGCTGTTGAAACAGTCCGCCAAGCCGTTGCCGGCAATGACCACTGATGCTGGGTCGGATAACCCGGGAGAGCAGCGGGGACAGCGTGGGGAACGTCGGGAGCGAGGCGAGAAGAGGGGCCGGAAGCGCGAGAAGAAAGTAAAAAACGACGTCAGTGAACTGACCGAAGTGGACTTCCTCGATAAGTTCATCAGCAAGATGTACGGCTATCAAAAGGATCTGTTCGCGGCCAAACAGAACCCGCTGACTTGCCGAATTCGAAACATCCTCAAAAGCCGCCAGGTGGGGCTGACCTACTACTTTGCCGGCGAAGCGTTCATGGACGCCGTGCTCACCGGTGACAACCAGATTTTCCTGTCGGCAAGCCGCGCCCAGTCCGAGATTTTCCGTAGTTACATCATCGCATTCGCACAAGAATGGTTTGGCCTGGAGCTGACCGGCAACCCGATTGTGTTGAGCAAAGACGGCAAACCATGGGCCGAGCTGCGTTTTCTCAGTACCAACAGCAGCACCGCCCAAGGTCACCACGGCCATGTTTACATCGACGAATATTTCTGGATTCGTGACTTCGAAAAACTGAACACCGTTGCCAGTGCCATGGCAACACACAAGAAGTGGCGCAAGACCTACTTTTCAACACCGAGCGCGGTATCGCACCAGGCCTACCCATTTTGGTCCGGCGAGAAGTTTCGCAATGGCAAACACAAAAGCGCCAAAGATCCATGGCCAAGCGAAAAACAAATTGCCGCTGGTGCCCGCTGCCCCGATGGTCAATGGCGCCAGGTCATCACCATCCTCGACGCGATCGCCGGCGGTTGTGATCGGTTCGACCTGGAGCAGCTGCGGCTGGAGTTTGACGGCGACAAATTTGAACAGTTGTTCATGTGCAAGTTTATCGACAGCACTCAGAGCGCCTTTTCCCTGCCGGATCTGGAACGCTGCTACTCCGACCTGGCCTTGTGGACGGACTACGATCCCGACGAATCCCGCCCCTTCGGTAACAGCCCCGTGTGGATCGGATACGACCCCAGCCGTACGCGCGACGACGCCAGTTGCGTGGTCGTTGCCCCACCGCTGGAGCCTGGTGCCAAGTTCAGGATTCTGGAAAAGCACAGCTGGCGCGGGCAGTCGTTCAAGTACCAGGCCGAGCAGGTCAAGAAACTTACCGAGCGTTTCAACGTGCAACACATCGGTATCGATACCACCGGCATCGGCTACGGCGTGTTTGACCTGGTGCGCGACTTTTACCCGCGCGCGACTTCGATTCACTACAGCCTCGAAACGAAAAACACCTTGGTACTTAAAGCGCAGGACACGATTCAGGGCAGCCGGATCGAATGGGATGCCGGCTGGAACGACATCGCTCAAGCCTTCCTGACCATCAAGCGCGGCACCACGGGTGGCGGGCAAGTTACCTACAGCGCATCGCGTACCGACGCCTCGGGCCATGCCGATATTGCCTGGGCGATCATGCACGCCCTGGCCCACGAACCCCTCAATACCAACAAGCAGCGGCGTAGCAGCTACTCAATGACTGGATCAGCAAACAATGGCTCGAAAAAAGCGGCAGCAAAAACCGGAAACCAAAGCTCCCGGGCAAGCGCGGATGTTTTCATTCGGCGCACCCGAACAGGTACTGAGCGAAAACATCGGGCAATACCTGGGCGTGTTTGCCACGCACGACGGCCGGATCTACACACCACCAGTTTCGCGCCAGGGGTTGGCCAAATTGCTGCGCGCCAATGCGCACCACGGCGCCATTCCCGGGTTCAAGCGCAATTTGCTGCTGCGTGAATACATCCCGTCGGAAGGGTGCTCTATCGCGACCATGAGCCGCGCGGCGCTCGACTTTATGGTTTTCGGCGAAGCGTATTTCCTACGCAATCGAAACGCCTTTGACCAAGTGCTGGAGATGGAACACCTGCCGACAATCAACATGCGGGTCAAAGTGGATGGTGGTTTTGTAATGCTGCTCCCGGACGGCAAGGAAGTGGAGTTCGACCAGGATGAGATCGAGCACGTCATGAACTACGACGTGGAACAGAACATCTACGGCGTGCCTGATTATCTGGGCGGCATGCAGGCGCTGCTGCTCAACGAAGCGGCAACTCTGTTCCGCCGGCGCTACTACAGCAACGGCGCCCACGCGGGCTACATCTTCTACACCAATGACCCGAACCTGAGCGAGGACGACGAGGACGAACTGAAGGCCCAGATAACCGCCAGCAAAGGTGTGGGTAATTTCCGCTCGATGTTCGTCAACATCCCGGGCGGGGCTAAGGAGGCGATCCAGATTATTCCGGTGGGGGACTTCCAGGCGAAAGACGAGCTGGAGAAGGTTAAGAACATCACTCGCAATGACGTCATTGCCGCGTGGCGGATGAACCCGGCGTTGGCCGGGATCATCCCGGAAAATAGCGGGGGATTCGGCGATATCGAAAAGATTGACCGGGTTTACACCAACAATGAGATTCGACCGATCTGCCAGCTGTTTGATCAGATGAATGACAGTTTGCGACCAGACCGGCGCATTGCATGGCGCGAAGTTGTCGAGCCACGCGCCGCCGATTGAGGTGTCGCAAGCGTTAGTGGTAGCGGTGCTTCTTGAGTAGAATAGTGTGTATACATACACCTTGGGGAAGGGGCGCAATGCGGATTACATGCAGGGACTGTGGTGGAAAGGCACTGATTGGCTCGCGGGAAAACATGTCGCTGGAGTACGCAAAGTTGTACTGCCAGTGCCTGAATCCACATTGCGGGCACTCTTTCGTTATGAGCCTCACTTATTCGCACCCGTTGCGCCCGTCAGCGTCGTCGGTCGATCAGCTGATTTTCGATCGACTGCGCGCAATGCCGATTGCTCAGCAGCAACAATTGTTCGATCAGCTTAGTTTGACTCCCGCCTGTTAAACACCTCGCCAAGTTCTCTTGAGCATTCCAGTAATCGACCGTGACTCCAAGTCATGGTCGCTACAACTCCGCCGCTTTCTTCTTCGTCCAGTGGTCTCGCACCGACTGATACGCTCAATGAGATTATTACCTTCGCAACTTCCTCGATGATGTCTCTTGTTTGGATAATAGTTCGCTCGTCCATTTCAATGGCTCCATGCTGGGCGGGTCAGATGCGGCGCACTTTACTTATTTGAAATTTAGATTGTCAAATAATATTTTCTGGAGGTTTGGTGCTCTTTTAAGTTCCTGATAAATCCAAGCTACACCGTTCCTGTGTCCGTTGGAAGCCCATGGCAGAGCGCTTAATCGATAATTTTCGGGGTTGGATTATTGACTTGGCGGAGTAGTGTCTTTCATGCGATCGCACAAATACGACGATTATGATTACGCACGAAAGTATAGTTTCATGCATACGTACTTACATACGTAAGGAAGGTTTTTTAATTAAGGTATCGATAGATGTTGGGGGGCAGTGCGGGTAATTGCGAATGTTTAGCTAAACTTTCGCAGGGTTGTGCTGCTAATTGGGTTTTAGTGCTGCGTTTAATATTGAAGCTGATAAAGCATGAATCTACAAATTCATGCATTAGCTAGGATGCGTGCAATGTTCGAATTGCAGAATGGGAAAGGGCGCCGAAGCGCCCTTTAATGAGTGAAATGTGCAGAAGGATTTTAGCGGCTAAAAATGTTACGGCTGGTTACGCGACAGCGGGAAGGTGATGACTCCGTATCTTCGATGCCCTTGCAGATCTTCGAACGCAGCGACAACGAAATCACGCGGTAATGGAATGTGCGCCACTCCGTTGCCGGTATCGTGGTGGAGCAGGGTGGTTGCCTCTACCAGGTGAAAGTCGGCGGGTAGCTCCATCTGTTTCCTTGCGTCGTCATATTGGGCGTCACTGATTGCGAAAAATTGGCCATCGATCAGCATGCGTTTGCTCCTTGTTGTACCGCGTATGGTTTGGCAAGTAGTTGCGCGACGACATCCGCGTCACGATCGGACAGCTCGCCGAGGTTGTGGGCCATTGAGGCCAGGCTTTCAAGACGCTGGCGGGCGTCTGGCGTTTTGTGAATCTGGTAGCTGATCAGGGCGGCGCCGATCACGGCTATCGCCAACAATGGGCGTGGCGGTTTGAAGGCTTTACTGGCTTGCTCCGGCAGTGTGATAGCCTTGCTACCGCTGCTGCTTGGGTGCTGTGCTTGCATGGTGTTGCTCCTCTTGTGGTGGTTGGTGTCGGGGAGGTGCGAACTCCTCGACACCGTCTCTATTACGCCTGCCGTAATTGGCTTGCCGTGAACACCGGGCGCTGCTCACAGCGCACCTCAAACAATCCCAAGTCATGGCCGTCTACGTCCTGCATATGCACGACGGTGACGAACGTTGGTGTGTCTTCCGGGTGATCCCTCCAGTGCGCGGCAGCGGCCAGCTCGGCTAGATCCTCTGCCGTGCGTTGATCGACATAGCTGGACGGCAATGGCAGCTCGCCGGGGAGCGCGTTGGCGACATAGCGAATAATCACTGCGCCCCTCCTTGAACCTGTTGCACCAGGTGAACCACGAAGTAGGAAGGAATGCCCGTGTAAATTCCCAGCCTCTCTAACTCCCTCGCAGCTCTGATTTGGAACGGGGTGCACTCGTCGGCCAAGAACTGTTTGGCGCCGGACGCAGCCGCCCGAGTGATCTGATCAACGAAGAATGGGGATGTGCACTGCGCGCCAATGACGATAGGCGCGTCGATCCCCTGCGCTTTCAGTTCGGCTTGAATGGCCAGCAGCCGCGTGGTTTTGCCTGTGGCTGGGCCGCCAGTGATGACTTGTACTTGCATGGTGTTGCTCCTTTTTTCGCTGGTTGAATCAGGCTCCGCGCCTGAAGAAATGTCGGGTGTGCCCCGGCGTACCCCGGAACATCCGGAACAATTAAAAGTGAATGGCCGCTGGCCCACGGTTTACGGGACTTTCAGCGTGTTCAGCACTTGGATGAATGAGGCGGAACATTCCAGAACAGCTTTTCTGCAATCTCGCCTGTAGGCCGTGTACTACGTGGGTTTGCGTGGTGTTCCAGGAATTGGTGGTGGCGGAACACTTATGGAACAGCGAATGAAAAGTTGTTCCGGTGCGTTCCAGCGTGTTCCGGTCTGAGGTAACAGAGGGGTGGCTGTTAGCTATCTGTTTTTTATAGATATTTTTCTTATAGATATTAATGTTCCAGATGTTCCCCTTGTTCATTGGCAACCCACGCATTTGCCAGAAAACACTGTTGCCCCCCCACACACGTAGTTTTATCCCCAGGACGTTCATCAAGATTTGCTCCCCTTCCGGAACAGCCAGCAGTTAAGCGAGCGCTTCTCGATGACCGACCGGACTTTGCGGGTTTCTATGAAGGTGTGTGAGGAACTGAGTGGGAGCGCTCGGTGCAGTTGAGTCGCGTGAATGACTTCCTGACCTGCCAGGCGGCAAGCGTTGTGGAAGTGTTCGATGTTGATGGCGATAAGGTCTTTATCAGCGCTGTGGTTGAGCGTTTCCTGAATCACTTCGCGCTCGCCAAGTGCATCGCTGATCGAAACCACGCGCTCGTTAAGGTAGTGATAGATCTGCCAGAAGCGACCGGCTGTTGGGTTCTCAGTGCTGACACGCTGCTGACGGTCAATGGCGCGCCGTTCGATATGTTTGATGACCTGTTCCAAGGTGTCGTCGCTCCAGTCCGGAAACAGCGGCTGTGTGGCTTTTGCAGCAGCCATCAACTGGGCGTGGCACAGAACAATTCGTTGATGCTGAAGCACTGGGTTCGCTTGCAAACGTTGTTCGTATTCGGGGAAAGCGTCGAAGTAGCGCTGTAGCCAGGCAGATTCCTGTCCAATGCAGTGGCCGAGGTAGCCAGCAAGTTGCTCGACGGCAATGCCGTTCAGGCGCGTGGCCAAGACTTTCAACGCAGGGGTGTGATGCGCTCTATTCGCATGGAAATGTGTGATGCGCGTCAGGATCGCTTCCGAGCCTTCAACGCTGGCGTTCTGTGCAATACACAATGCTGCGAGGAAAATCAGGCTGTCGGTGTCATTGCTTGAAGACTTGACCCCTACCGTTCGAAGCGTGGCGTTGTGGTCAAACAAGGGTTTCCACTTTTCCCAGTTGTATTGACTGATTACCGTGCGGCCCTGGGCGTCCACGGCTTGGCTGTCCGACTCGATCAAAACCACCGGAAGGTTGCTTACCTGAGAAAGTGCGCGGGTCAGGCCGATCGCACTGGCGCCGTCGCTATTTGGCTTGATGCCCTCATAGTTGGAGCGGCCGAGTAAACGCCAAAGGAAACGCAGCAAACTGGACTTGCCGGCGCCGGCGTCACCGGTCAGTTCCAAGAAAGGCCATGACTCCTGTTTGGTGCGGATTTGTTGCACGAAAAGCGTGGCAGTCCACCATGAAAGCGCCGCCAGCCCGTTCAGGTGATGCACTGAAAAGAAATCAGAAAACCAGCTCGGGTCGAATCCAGAACCGCGGACTATCGAGAGGCTGTTGAGCGAGGTTTTCAGACCGATTTTCCCGACCTCAAGATAGCCGTGGCTGTTCGCCAAGTATTCGCGCCCTTTGTGATAGCCGAACTTCTGAAAGCAGTAGGTCTTGCTCGATGCGTCGTAGCCGACGAAGGGCAGCGATCGGACGGTTAGCGCGTTGTCGAGCCACTTGCTGCGCAACATGGCCAACACCTTTTCCCCGCCTTCGAAGTTGCCGCCTGGTGTGCGTTCCAGCAGTGACTTGGCAAAGCTGCGCGGATCGCCGATGGAGTTTGGCGCCAACGGTTCTTTGCAGTTCTGTGCCGAGTTGGGGAAGTTGAATTGGAAGAAAAACTGCTGGTCGCCACTGAGGGCATCGCGCTGGATGTATTCGAAGTGCGGTACGCAGTTGGCCACCTGCTTGAGGTCGCAATGCTTTTCGAACATCGGCCAATGGCCGTTGACCGTGTCGCCGTCCAGATCCTTATTTAACTCGTCGGTGTTGATCTTGGCCGAGTACAGGCGGTTCTGAAAATCGACGAGGAAGAAGCTGCGCGGTCGTTTCAGGTAGAGCAGAAAAGCCTTTTTCGTTGCGCTGACCGCCACGAACAAGCGCCCCTGGTAACACGCCTCCAGCATGAAGTCGTCATTCAGTTGGCCATCTCGGTACACGTCGTCCCAGTCGCGATCGGCGCCGGCGAGTGCCACCCATGCCTTTTCATCTTTGGCGTGCAGCTGGCTACGGTATTTCGGAATGACAGAGTGGCCGGCCGCGTCGTCGTCCAGTGCGATGATCCAGCGCACGTTGTTGCCCTTATTCGCCTCGACGATGTCCCAAGGAAAGTTGTTCGCCGAGATTGATGCAATGGCCTTGTAGCCGGCGAGGAACAAGGCGATTGCGTGAAAGATGCCCTCCACGATGTAAACGCTGTCGCCTGGCTCGATGGTCATGCCAGGCGGCACCCATGCGCCGCCCTTGTAGGACATCTTCCATTTGATACCGGCTTTATCACCGCCGTTGGCTGTGACCATGGTCGAATCAATGATGCGTTCCCAGTACCCGTCGCAGAGCGGGAACCGAACCGTGTCAGCCCATTGACCGTCCGCCACTTTGCGTCGGGCCTGCTCGTACCAGCCTTTCATCTTGCTGATGTCGAAACCGCGATTACGCTGTAGGTAGGCATCGGCCGTGGCATTCGGATTCAGCTCGGTACGGGGAAAGCGCTCGCTGAGGTTTTCGAACAGGTGGCTGTAGCGTTCCCGTGTTTTTTCCTCGAACTGGCACTGGTTCAGGCGATTGCATTTGAGCTGATACGGCTGCTTGCGAGCGATGTACAACGTGCGCTCGCCGCACCCTGGGCATACACCTTTTTGAAAGTACGTCGTGCCGATGTCTTTGAAGTCCAGGTCATGGTCATGCTCCAGGGCTTCGACTACTTCCAGGCGGTAGATGTCTTCGAATTGCATTGCCAGCCCCTCAGCGCTTGGCCGAGGCGGACATGACGCGCTCTGCCTGCTGAGCGGCTTCGATGGCCAGGGCGAGCATGTTGATCAGCACCGCTTCCTTGGAACCTTCGCTCTTTTCACGGATGAGAATTCGGCCGCGCTCGATGTCGTTCCGGATGGCTCGTTCCGACTGGCCGGAGCGCCGTGCCAGCTCTCTTACAGTGGTGTAAGGCGTGTCGATCGTGATCTGCATTTGATAAGCTCCGTGGGTATATATGCAGCAGATATGTGTCTGCATCCACAGAATATGTATGTACATACACAAAATCAAGGGGTCGGTATGGATTTAGGAAGCAAGCTCAAGGAAGTGCGGCTGACAGAGCGACTGACTCAGACAGAGATCTGCGAACTCACCGGCGTCAAAATGGACACTTGGAAGGGCTATGAGTACGGACGTAGCAAATCAGTTAGCTCGGTCGAGCTGCTGAAGGTGACCATGCACCCGAGATTCAAAAAGTACGCGCTGTGGCTGGTAACTGATGAGGTAGCACCCGAAGCGGGTCAGATAAGCCCTGTGATCGGCCAGTGAGGGTAGGTGAACGTCCATGCCGATAAAGAAACTGGCTGACGGTCGCTACGAAGTGGACTGCCGTCCGGACGGCAGCTACGGCTATCGAACCCGCAGGATTTTCCCTACCAAAAACGAAGCGACCCATTATCACAGTAAGGTCATGGGGGAGGCTGCATCAGGGCGCGTTGCGAAACCCGCAAAGCACGACGCCAGAAGCATGCTCGATCTCGTCAACCGCTGGTACGTCGTCCACGGCCAAAACCTCAAAACTGGCGAACAGCGCTTGGCGTTGTTGATCAGCATGGTCAATCGGATGGGGAACCCGAAGGCGCACAAGTTCACGTCTGCTCACTTTGCGCAGTACCGTGCAGAGCGTGCCGAGGGTAAACATTCCAGAAGTACGCCGGGCGCTGGTTATGCCAAGGGTGACGCAGATCCGAAACCCATCAGCGCAAACATGCTCAATCATGAGCTGGCGTATCTGCGCGCTGTGTTCAACGAGCTGGCCAGACTGGGCGAGTGGGACGTGGACAACCCACTCGGCAAGGTTCGTAAATTGAAGTTCGACGAAACCGAGATGGTGTATCTGCTGACCGAGCACATCCAAGAGCTACTTGGCGATCTGGCCAAGCGCGATTCGGATGCAGGTTTGATCGCTGAAGTGTGCTTGGCAACCGGTGCCAGGTGGGGCGAAGCGGAGAAGCTGCAGCCGCGCCAGGTGCGCAATCAGATGGTGCATTACAGCCGGACGAAGTCCAGTAAGAACCGCTCGGTGCCAATCTCGAAACGCCTCGAGGATCGATTGAAGGCCGCGCTGCCGTTCAGACCTTGCTACATCACCTTTCGGCGTAGTGTCGCGGCGATCGGATTGGAACTGCCTGATGGACAGATGACGCACGTCCTGCGGCACACCTTCGCCTCTCATTACATGATGAACGGCGGGGACATCCTGACGCTTCAGAAAGTGCTGGGGCACGCAACGCTGGCCATGACTCAGAAGTATGCGCACTTCAGTCCTGGACACATGGCGGAGGTTGTCACTTTGAATCCGTTGGCTGGCATCTTGGAAGCGAAACCAGTGGTCGCCGAGGTGGCGTGAAGGCTCGTCCAAAAACAGAATTGGACGAATTTTGGACGGAAGGCATTTTGTGCAATCCAGTTGACCTGTTTTTTTAAAACGCCAGAAACGACGAAAGCCACGTAATACGTGGCTTTCAAGGTGGTGGGCCCACACGGACTTGAACCGTGGACCAAAGGATTATGAGTCCTCTGCTCTAACCAACTGAGCTATAGGCCCTCAGTAGGTCGCGGATTATAGCGACGGTTTCTCGGCTGTGCTATCCGAAT